GACAATTTGCCTGGTTTTTATAAATTTTTTCTATAATTTATTATTGATTATCTAAAAATACTTTCTCACTTTTTGATAATGATAAGATTCCATAATTTGAAATTTTATCTAATATAACATCCAATTCTAATTCTTCTTCTTCTTCTAAATATTTTTCTTCTTTTAGTTCTTTTAAATTAGCTGGTGCAATTTTTTCTATATGAGAAATAAACTCATCTGCCATATAAACAGTAGCATCTCCTTTTACTGTGTATGCAATCGTGACCATGCTATTTTCGATATCTAGCCACATTTTAGTAACTCCGTTCTTTTTATTCGCTACCATTCCTTCTTTGTTCGGAATATCAAGAAAATCACTCAATTCTCTTAATTCTTCAAAGTTGTATGATGTTAAATCAACGCATTTAATATTTTTCATAAGTTCATCGTTTATTTTACAAAGATAGCCTATTTAATATAAAATCATAATATTTATATAAAAATTATTTAATATATAATCGTAGTAAAAAATATACAATTATATGAAATATATAAATAAGAGAGAAAGCTTCTTACAGCAATATAAATCAACAGAGCTAATTAAAGAAGATAGCGGACCTTTTGCGAATGACATACTTTGGGGTGATTCATTAATAGGTAGACTTATAAACTCTGCGATAAGAAAAACAGTTATTGCAAATAATTTAAGACGAATGAGCCAAGTTGAACAAAGACTTAGAGATACATTCGATACCATGATAGGGGAATCAGTTGTTAATGAATTAGATGAAGAAGAAAAGAAAAAGTATTCAAATGCATTAATATTTTCATTCTTAAATAACTTAAAGACTGCCGTTGAAAATGATGAACCACTAGTTGAGTTGAAGCAAATAACAAATGCCTGTATATCAAAAGTAGAAGATGATGATGATATAGAAGATAAAGATAACTTGCTTAATCAACTAATTCAGTGGAAAAAATTCCTTGATAGTATTGAAGACGAAAAAGAAGTAACAAAAACTAACGAAAATTATGATTTATATTTTCAAAATTTTAATGCAGTTTATAATATATTATTAGAATACAAAAAAACTAAGAATATTGTGCCAGTTCCAGTTAGTGGTAAAGTTGAAATAGGTAAGGAATATACACATGATGTAGGTAAAGGTCCTAAAACTGTAAAATTAATTAGCCTTACAAATCCTATGAACGCAGGAGTTGATAAGGAATGGTTGACTACTGATGATAAGATTAATAAAGATGCTGAAGGCAATGATGGAACACTTGATTCAAAAGACGCATTTGTTATTTGGAAAGTTAATGGTAAATATACAAGTAGCTCACCTGGTAAAAATGTTAAAATATCTAATCTAAAGCCTTTAGCTGAAGCAATTGAGAGAAAACAAGTAGTAGTACAAAAGCCACAGCCAATTACTTCAATAAAACTACTGTATGAATATTTTATGAAAGATCCTGATATGTTAGGTGAGATTGGTGAATTCTTAAAGATGTCTAAAGAGCAACAAGATAAATCAAATTTTAAAAATATTATAATTGATATATATGAAAAAAATCCATCACAAAAAGAAATATCGGATAGATTTTTTTATTTATATAAATTAACAAACGTTAAAAAAGATGGCTCATTCGATGGTTTTAGTGAAGATATGATTGCTGCTATTGCAAAGTTTAATGAAACAATGTCTCAGATATTAAACACCGATTCTAAAATTGAAAATAAGTCTGAGAATATAAATCTTATGAGATACAGTTCATTTATTAAGGTATATGAGGCGGATGATGTATCAGAATCTATAAGTAAAATACAAGAGTGGTGGAACAATAACATGGACATTGAAAAATGGTTATTGAGTAAGGATGATGTTGAGCAACTTAAAAGCGATTTTGATAAAAAGATAGAACAAACAAAAGATTCTATTATTATAAGTGATATTGATCCTGTTATTGAGATTTGTAAGATATTCAATAGAGCGCATAAACTTCACACTACACAAGTTATACCAAGTGGTAGAAATAACGGTAAAGTATCTAATATGACATTTAGAGAGTATACATCATTTGGTGGTGGTACTCCTGATAATGCTGGTGTTAGTGGTGGACCATATAGAAATAATAAGGTTTTTGATAAATGGTATGATACAGTTATGGATATATTGAAAAATAGAAGATATCAACCAATTTTTAATGTCGGGACAAGACTTAAGATGGGTGATGACTATATAGAAAAGGCTGGTGCTTACTTGGCTAAGTTTATGAGAGATATGTTAGATGGTGATGAGTTTTTTAAAAATGGTAAAAGTGAACAAGGTGCACAGGCTAAGTTCTTAGATAAATACTTTGGATATAAAGGAGATGAAAAATTAGATTTTAATCCAGAGAATATTAAAACAGAAAAAAGTGATGTTGTGAAAAAGAAATACCAGTTTGTGAGTTCACCAATTGGGTATGTGCAAGAGAAAGATTTACAAGGAACCTTCTTTGCGTTGAGTCAAGATAGTAAAATTAGATACTTTTTCATTAATGAAGTTACTACTGATGGATATGCTTATGTTTGTTGGAGTAATTCAATGTTAGAGTTCCGTAATCAATTTTTCACACCCGATACCAAATTTGAATTTGGTGGAGGTGATGAAGTAAATATTAAAGATGGTGAGAATGGTGAGGATTATAGAATGAAAGCGAGTAAGGTTAGAATAGCAAGTTTGATGACTACTAAGGGTGAGTTAATTAAGAAGACATGGACTGATGTTAGTTTTTATAAGGCTAAGGTTGGTGAAAAAATAACTAATGGTGATATCGAAAATCGTAAATGGGTCTCATCTATGTTGTATACAATGGTTAGTCCAAGTGGTACCGTAGTTACTAAAAAAGATTTAAGAAGATCTAAGATCAGTAGAACATTACCGGCTCAAATAATGCCATCAAATAATGATAGTGCTTGGAGTGAAGTAGAATTTAAATAATTATAAAAAATGAAATATATAAAAAAGTACAAGTTATTTATAGAAGCCGATGAATTTGATATTCAAACTACGGACACTCCGGATATTAAGATGGCGAAAGAGAAAATGGACACTATTGAGAAGCAATTTGTTGAGTATAAGACAAAGAAAATAACAATAGACCAAATATATCTAAATACAAAAGATGATAGCGAAATCGAAGAGGAATTACAAAAAATATTAGGCAAAACCGATATACAAAATGGACCTGATAGAAATCCATTCTTAATTGAATATTCTTATTTGGCTAAACTAAAACGAAGTTTAGATAAAATGAGACAACAGAATGTTGATGATAAAATTAAACTAGATGATTTTAACGAAGAGTTAAGAGAAGCAGAAGAACAAACAGTAAAGGAATCTATAGCATTTAAAATAAAAGAAATAAATGATAGAATGTTGGAAAGAGTTAGAAAGATAACACAAACTCAACAAGATTTTAATCTTAAAGAACAAGAACATAAAGCAAGAATGTTAAAAACCGAGAGCGATATGAAGGAGTATATTAAGAAAATATCTAATGTTGGTTAGAAATTGAGAAAATATCGCTTTTTTCTTTTAATATATACATTAAAATAAAAATTAATTAAAAAATATGGCAATTCAAATTGGTAAATACAAAAGACCAGGTATCTTCCTAGAAGAAACCGACAATTCCGTGTTTAGTACACCTACAGTTGAGGGATTAACTAACCTTGTTATTGGTGTTTCTAAAAAAGGCCCTGTTAACACTCCTATAAGACTAACAAGTGTTAGTGATTTAGAAGCAGTTTTCGGTCAATTGGATAGAAACTTGGAGAGAAAGGGTTCTTTCTTTCACAGAACGGTATCCAAAATGTTAGAATCAACTCCTGTTTATGCAATGAACTTGTTATTGACTGATGATACGTTAGATGTTGTTGATTATAAGTCTTTATCTTCTTCTGCACTATATCCAAATGATGTAAAAAGAGAAGGTTCATATAGAAGATTCTTCGATACTACTGGTTTCTGGAAGAGAGATAGTGAGTCTTTTATTAACTTGACTAAATCAAATGTTGGTTATAACGATAGAGCAATAAACATTACTAACTTATCTGATAGGTTCATGAGTGTATTTATTGTTAAAACAGCGGTTTCTGGTTTTGATAGAACACTACTTGAATGGTATGGTTCTATTGAGAAAATGCCTGCTTACGTTAATGCACAAGACTATGCTTCTGACTATATGGTTGATGTAGTTGTGGTTGGTGGTGATTGGACTAATTATGCTTCATTAGCAGTTGATAATAGATGGTCATCTTACTTCAACGCATCAGGATTGATAAAAAGTCAAATTAGAAATTTTGCAAACGACAGAAATGTAACTCTTTTGAGTTACTATGAAGGTTTGTCATTAATTCCATATTTTAGAGATTTAGATGGTAGAAATATATTCATCGAAACTACAATTAATAGAGATACTGATAAAACAGGTTTATTCTGTTCATTTAATGCTGATTTAGTAGAGAGAGATTTCTATACTGGTTTAGTTGACCTTATCGGTAATAGTGTTGTTGGTCAAGGACAAACAGCATTTGACTTTTTATCATATAAAGAGACTGTTCAAGAAGCAATTACTTTTACAAATACTCCACTTGATTTACCTGCTAACGTTACCTCTTTATTTGGTGGTACATTCTCTTATATTGGACAAGGAGTTCATGCGTTTGGTGCAATTCGTACTGAAACGGGTGTTGTTGCTAATAGTAATAATAGAACTGGTTACTTTGGTGAAGGTTCTGTTTATGGTGTTAGTAAGGGAGCAACTGTTTCCTCTTCTGCTTCTGCATTAACTTTGAGATATAATGTTGGTGCTAATGCATATGCTATAATAGGAGACACTTATATTTCAATTGGTGCTACTGCTGCTGACTTTTCAATAAATTCAATAGATTATGCATACAGTACAGCAACAGCTTCTTTCAACTCTGCTTTTGTTTTAGGATCAACAGGTGAGATATCTATCGTAAATAGTTATGTCGCAGGTATTATGCCATCTGTTTTAACAAGTGATGTGGTACTAGGATTTGTAAAATTTAATGTAGCAAGTCAATCATTTGTAGGTACACCATCATTTACTGATATTAGTGTTAATGCTGCTGGTTATAAAGACTATACATTAGGTGCATTAAGTACTAATGACTTCTACGTTTCTGCTACTGGTAGCAACGGAGTTAAAATTGAATTCCCTGGTACTAATGCAACTGCTACTACAAGTAGCTATGCACAATACAGAAAAATAAAAATGTTTAATAGATTGGTATCTATAATTGATAGTGCTAATAAGAGTAAAGTTACTATGTTGTTAAACTTAGAGGAGAAACATAGTTTAGAAAATGTAACAATAACTAATATAGTTACTAGCACAACACAAGACAAGTCTTTTGTTTTGAATTTCGAAGCAGGTATTGTATTGACTACTATAATAAGCGGTTTATTAGTTTTCTATACAAATGACAATGAGTTACTTTTAGGATCAGATGATATGATAACTAATGATACTCTTGCTACTCCTACATCTGGTATTGTTGCTAAATATTCAACTTTTTATACATCATTCTACGATGGTGGTATAAACACTGGCGATTTCTTCTACGATAACATATTGACTGATTCTAAATTAGTTACATTTATAAATGGTGAGAATTCACCAGCAGGTTTAACATCATCATATGCAGGGTTTAACTACATTGTATTTGATAGCGCAGTAAGTTTAACCGGTATAATATCTGTACCATCTTCAGTTAGTAATAGAGGAACATTCACTGTATTAAATTCTGCGAGTGCTACTTCATTAGCAACTGGTCTTGGATTTACTGCAAGTTATGCTTATGAAGTTGTAGAGAATGTAGTTGATGAAGTTCTAATCGATGTTACTGTTATCTATGATGTTCTTACTAAACATTACCTTAAGATGTTCTTAGATGCGAGTGATAAACTATATGTTTCATTTATGGATGTGTTGCTTACTTCTTCTGTACCGGTTGAACTTATTGGAAATAACACGTTTTATGTACAATCTGATAAGTCAAATCTTAAACAAACATTAGAAATTGAACTTCCAACAGGATATGTACAAGTTCCTAATAAAGTTCTAGTAGATGGTTCAAGATATACTGAGGTAAGAGTTGGTGACTTCTTATTAGCAGATACTACAGGTGTTGTTTTACAAAATGGTCAAATGGCTAGAAAATTAACAAGAGTTCTTTCTAAAAGACAATATGTTGGAGATTCAAGTTTGTCAGAAATTACTTGTGATGGTGCGATATTGAAAACTTTATTCAATGGTGATTTACAAACAACAAGATACTCAACAATTGACCAATATGCAACAACATATAAAGGTATATCTTTGAGAGGATTTGAAAAGAGAAACGCATCTTTACCTGATGGTACTGAGGCTAAGCAAAATCAAATTTTGAATTTGGTTGCGAAAGGAACTCCTTTATTTAAATCTATTGTGAATAAAGAAGCATTTGATTTTAGATATTTAGTAGATGCTTTCGGATTAGGATTGACCGAAAGATCTAAACAACAATTAGTTGATATTTGTGGTGAGAGATTAGATGTGTTTGGATTCATAAACATGCCATCTATAAAATCATTTAAGAATTCATCTTCTCCGACTTTCGTTGATGCAGAGGGTGTTTTCCAAGTTGAGTTTATGGCAAAAGGTGGAGACCCTGAGAGTAACCCTGCGTTCTTATATTCATTTGGTGAAGGTGAAGGTACAACTTGTACTGGATACTTTACTCCATATGTTACTGTTAATGATAACGGAAGACCTCTTGATTTCCCACCTGCATCATTTGTTGCAACAACTTATATGAGAAAACATATTTCTAACATAAGTTCTATAACTCCTTGGACTATTTCAGCGGGTATAACAAATGGTAGAATTACTAATATCGCAGGACTTGAAATTGATTTTGATCCAACAGATATTGAATTCTTAAATGGAGCTCAAATGAATCCTATTGTATTGAAGAAAAACAGAGGATATATTATCGAAACTGAAAACACTGGATTAACACTTTATAAATCTGCACTTTCTTTAATACATGTTAGAGAAGTATTGATTGAACTTGAAAGAGAACTTTCTTCTATGTTACTTGAATATCAATGGAAGTATAACACTCCTGATGTTAGAGCAGAGATTAAACTTAGAGCAGATGTTATCTGTGAGACTTATGTTAGTAAGAATGGTTTGTTTAACTACTTTAACAAGATGGATGAAGAAAATAACACATCTGAAGTTATTGATAACCAAATTGGAGTAATTGATACTTATGTTGAGCCAATTAAAGGTATGGGTATAATTGTAAATAACATTACAATTTTAAGAACTGGTGCGATTTCTGCCGCAGGTTTTGCGAATGTATAAATAAATAATAGTAATTAATAAGAACCCTCATATGAAAGTATGAGGGTTCTTTATTTTTATTAAACTAATAACTTTCTAGTTTTATATTATATAAGTATAGAGAACTAAAACTTATAGATATATAAGAAAGAAAAAATAAATAATAAAAATGGCTAAAAATGATGAATTGTCAGAAGAAGATTACCTAAAAAAGCACTTAGGTGATGTTGACAACAGTAGTAAAAAAAATAACAATAATAGTTTTGTTGATGTTGCATCAGAAGTCTTTACTGAGAATATAAGAACTGATGAGTTACAATACTTCAGTTACGATATTAACGCTCTTCCTTGTGGTAGATTTTATCCATCCGGTACTTTGTTCAAAGTAAGACCTGCTCAGGTTAGAGAGATTCAATCATATTCTATGGTTGATGATTCTAACTTCTATGATGTGGTTGAGAAAATGAATGATATGTTGATGGCTTGTGTTAGAATAAAGTATCCAGACGGTAGAATGGGTTCTTATTTGGAGATTAAAGATCCGGATAGATTATTTTTAATATTCCTAATTAGAGAACTAACTTTTCAACAAGGAAATTCACTATCAGTTGATGCAGAGTGTACTTGTGGGGTTAAGTTAAAGATAGAACTAAAAAGAGGCAATTTTGTATTTCATGAGACTGATTTAAAACTTGAAAATTACTTTTCTGAATCTTCAAGAAGTTATCAATTTAGTACAATAAAGGGAACAGACTTTGAAATTAATCCACCAACTATCGGTATTCAAAAAGCATTTACTGATTTTATAATTAGAGAGAATAATTCTAAGGTTGCGCCTAACTTATCTTTCCTAAAAATAATTCCATTTATGTTGGGTAATAGAACAAATATTACTTATGATGGTATTAAATCAAAGCTTTCAGAATATGAAAATATGGATGATGTTTCATTTCAATTTGTAAATGCTGCTGTTAGTAAAATGACATTTGGTATTAAAGAATTGAAGAAAACCTGTGAATGTGGTGAGGAGGTACACGCAGAAATGCAGTTTCCCAACGGTACCTCAGGTATTTTCGTTATTCATGATGCCTTTGAAGCATATATTAAGAAATAAGCTTCAACTTCAAAAAAACTTTCATCTACAAGAATGTAGTATAGATAGTTGGCCATTCTGGCAATTTGAAGAGAACATTAAAATAGTAAACGAGATTATGGAAGATGAGGATAATCAAAGAAAAACAGATGAAGAAGGACAGCAAAGTTCTATGCCAAATATGGATAGTGGAGCAATGATGAAAAATGCGCAAAATATGACAAACAATATGCAAATGCCTAAACTTTAAAATAAAAAAATCCACTAAATTTAGTGGATTTTTTATTTTATTAATTTTTTTATTAGTTGTAACCAGTAACTAGTGCTGGATTAATAATAAAACTGTTATCAATATACTCATCGATAAAGTAATCATACATAAAATCTGCCGCAACAGAATCGATGATATTATTACTACTCCAGTCTAAATCATATCCTTGTAATTTAGTGATTTGACAGTTTTGGAATGTAACTCTTCTTAATACAACACCTTTTTTATCGTGTTGGTTAACAATGATAGTACCAATTATATCACTTTTATAGTGAACTGCACCATTTTGTGAATTAAAAACTAAATCATACCATGCTTTCATAGTGTTCCAGTTTTCCATTGAACCTTGTTGGTTAACGTTAACTTGTACAGGAATACTAATGTTACCATGAGTTTTAGTTGGAGTTGATGAAAACACTCTTGTAGAGTACTTAAATCTTTGAACTTTCTCAGTAACGTCAAATTCAGTTAAATTCAAACTTATCTTAGTTGCATTTTGTAATAGTAGAATAGGGTCTCTTCCTTGTGCTTGTAAAATAACAGGTAAGATAAATGTTACTTCAAACAGGTTAGTGTATACTACTTCATCTGGTAGAGTTCCTGGTCCACCTGGTGAGCCTACTCCTTGTAATTGTGTAAAGTGTGGTAATGGCATTTGTTTTGATTATTTTTTAGTTAACTCATAATAAGTTATTTAATATATATATTAAATAATATATATTCTCTTACTTCTATATATTATATTGAAAATATGACTTTTTATCAACTATAAGTCTAATCTTAATTTAAACAATATTGTTATTATACTCTATAACTAATAGATAAAAAATTATAATAACTATATGAAAATTCACATGATATCCGATACACATTTTGGCATTTACCAAAACAACTTGGATAAATGGTTAAATATGATGGAAGACACATTCTATAAATTCGTGATTCCATATTTAAAAGAAAATGTTAAAGAAGGTGATATACTTATACACCTTGGAGATTTATTTGATAATAGAACAAGTTTGCCTATTATTATTCTAAATAAAGTAGAACGAATTTTAAAAGATATTTCTGACATCGTACCTATTCATATAATGGTTGGTAACCATGACCTTTATAACAAAGGATCTAATGATATTAACTCAGTTAGACTATTCGGATATATAAACAAGAATATAACAGTTTACGAGAAAACAGAAACTCTTGAAATAGGAGGTAAGAAAATAGTATTTATGCCTTGGGTTGAAAAGAGATTAGATATGATAAAAGAGTTATCAAATAATTTAGGAGATTATTTATTTTGTCATTCTGATTTGAACGGATGTAAAATGCACCTAAACTCTGTTGCGCATAGAAATGCTGATAAGATTGATGTTGATGACTTTAATAAATATAAAAGAGTTTTCTCAGGACATATCCATATTCGCCAAGTTAATAAGAACTTCACATTTATTGGTAGTTTATGGCAAATGGATAGAAATGACTATAATGACCAAAAAGGTATAACTGTATTAGATTTAAGTAATGATACTATAGACTTTATACCAAATACCTATTCACCTATATTCAAAAAAGTTAAAGTAATAAGCGAAGGTGATATAGAAAAGTTAGATGAGTTGAGCAATTCTAAAGATTATATAGATATCTCTATATCAAATAGTCTTCTTATAAGCAACCGAAAACTTAGAAGAAAGTTAGAAGTCATTCTTGAAAAGAGCGGATTCTCATCAGTTGATTATATAGATGATATTGTACTAGGAACAGAAGAACAAAAAGAGAAAGATGATGTTGTTGAATTTGATGAGAGTTCTATGGATATATCCATTCAGTTAGATTATGGTGATTATATAAAAGAGTATATTATGAAGCAAAAATATGAGAGTGATAAATTCAAAGACGGTGTTGTTGATGAGTTTGATGAGATTATTAAAATATATAATGAAAATTATACCAAAAATTAAAATATTAAAATGAAAAGCGATGATGTAAAAAGAATAGTTACAGTATCTATTGATAAATTACCTAAAGGCGAGGATGCTGTAAATAAAATTAAGGAACTTATGAAAGAATATTCCAAAAAAGTTGACTTTGATATAGAATTTCCAGATATTATAAAAAATTAATTTAGGAATGCTTTATCTGTTTTTGTTTATATAACATTTTCTACTAAAACTTCGATAAACTCAACCTTTCTGTGTTCCTTTATAGAATCCAGTT